GGCTATGCTTCGCCCTACGGCTTTAGAATTGGTTTTTAGGTGATCTTATGGAATTCGCGCACGAATCGTTTACCAACGTAAAAAATGAGATCAAGCCGCTGATCGAACAGCACTACCAAGAGATTGCGTTACATAAAGACAGCATACGGCTTAATCCAGACTGGAAAGGGTACGCTAGGCTTGCCGATCAGGGCGCTTTGCGCGTTTATACGGCTAGGGAAGATGGCGAGCTTGTTGGTTATTTTGTGATTATCGTTAATCGAAGCCTTCACTACATGGATCACCTCTTTGCTAACAATGACATCATCTTTATCAAGAAAGGGCATAGAAAGGGAACGGCTGGCATTAAGTTAATCAAGTACGCCGTTGAAGAATTGAAGGCCGAAGGCGTCACTTTGATAAACATCAATAGCAAGATACACCAGTCGTTTGGCCCAGTTCTGGAGCGAATGGATTTTGCTCACATAGAGAACGTCTACTCTCTAAAGGTTAATTAATGGCTATTTCCGCTATAGCTGGTTTAGCCGCTGGTATTGGAGCGGCGGCGGCAACACTTACATTTTTTGGCGCTACCGGCTTTTTGGCATTTGCTGGTTATTTTGCCGTTGGCGCTGGCCTGTCTATTGTTTCTAGGGCGCTAGCACCAAAGCCTGATTTTACCGGCATGATGCAAGGCGTAACCGGAACCGTTAGGGAGGCCGCATCTACCAGAAAAGTCATTTATGGGAAATGCCGCGTTGGTGGGTCAGTTGTATTTCTGGCTAACGCTAATCAAAACGAATACCTTTATATTGTTATTGCGTTTGCCGCTCACGAAGTAGAGGATTTTGAGGAGTTCTACTTTAACGATGAGCTGGTGTGGAGCAATGGCGTTTACCAGAGCGATTGGTCGAGCTGGGCGCTAATTAATTATTACGATGGCACTCAAACAACGGCTGACTCAACCCTAACAAGCGCGTCAACATTCTGGGCATCAACTCACGTTTTAAATGGCGTGTCGTATGCGATGGTCAGGCTGAAGTGGGACAAAGATAGAAAGAAGTTCCCCAATGGCGTGCCAAACATCTCGGCTGTTATTAAGGGTAAGAAGGTATACGATCCTAGAACCCAGACCACTGCCTATTCAAGCAATCCAGCTCTGTGCATTAGGGATTACCTTGTCAACACCTACTATGGTCTTGGCGAGGTGGCAACCGCCTTAGATGATACATCCTTTGAGGATGCCGCTGACATATGTGATGAGCTGGTGGATTTAAGTGGTGGCGGCTCTCAGTCTAGGTGGCGTTGTGATGGCGTATTGGATACAGGGTCAAGCATCAAAAACAACATTGAGGCGTTGCTTGCCTCTATGGGCGGCAGACTTGGGTATTCCGGCGGCAAATACTTTTTGCAAGCCGCCGCCTATGTAACGCCGACGATTGATATAAACGAAACGGTCATGGTTGGCGAAATACAAGTGCAGACCAAGCAAAGCCGCAGAGGGCTATATAACGGCGTCAAGGGGGTGTTCTTGTCTGAGGAGGAAAACTATACGCTTTGCGATTATCCTGCTCAGATCAGCTCTACATACGCCCTAGAGGACGGCGATCCTATCTACTTGGATATGCCACTGCCTTTTGTGACAAACAACATAAGGGCGCAGAGATTAGCCAAGATTGCACTGTTAAAATCGCGTCAGCAGTTGTCTGTCACAGTGCCTTTAAATCTGGCCGGTTTAAAGCTCAAGGCTGGCGACTTTATCACGATAAGCAATCAACGACTTGGCTGGACGGCAAAGCCGTTTGAGGTTCTTGATTACACGATTGGCGCGGCTACTGATGGCGCTATTGCTGTAAATGTGAGCTGTATTGAGACAGCCTCGGCGGTTTATGACTGGACCACTAGTGACGAAAATCCGTTTAACCTTCCCAGCACGCCAACGACAAACGACGGCTCAACCGTCACAGCTCCCACAAACCTTGTCCTAACGGAGACAACATCCTTCGCAGGTGATGGCGCATTGGTTGATGCGTTACTGATTCAATGGACAGAATCGGTAGATGGCTTTGTTGATTACTATGAAATCCTGATTGAGGAAGTATCTACAGGCTACACGTTTGTCGTGACATCCACTACGAATGAATATCTAGTGGCCCCGATCAGGACAGGCACCAACTACGCCATATCCGTATTGGCGGTAAATTCTATTGGCGCAAAAAGCACCGCATTGACTGGCTCGCTAACGCCGCTTGGTGATACTTCCGCCCCATCAGCTCCTACCGGCTTAACGGCGACCGGAGGATTTAAGAATATACAGATTGAGTGGACTAGCCCAAGCGATCAGGACTTGGCCTTTGTTGATGTCTATATGGCCTTGGAGTCAAATCTAGCTTATTCGCGTATTGCCACTATTGCGGCACAGCCAAGCGTGAATGGCGTATATGTGGATCAAGGCTTGGCAAATGGAGAGGATTACTTCTACAAGTTAAAGGCAATCGACAGAAGTGGGAACGACAGCCCATTCTCTGCTGTTGTGTCTGCCACGACAGACGCCAGAGAGGAAAACTTTACGCCAAGAGACCTCAGAGGGTACGTTTATTATCAGACCTCTAGCGCAAGCAGTCCCGGTACGCCTTCAGCCAGTAGCTTTGACTTTTCAAACGACCAATTTAATGGCCTAACATCTGGGTGGTCTTTAACAGCCCCAAGCCAAAGCGGAGCTGATGGCACGTATTGGGCCTCACGATTTCAGGTTTTAGAGAGCGAATATGGCGGGTCTCAGACCGTTAGTTTTTCTGCGCCATTTAATTCTTTTGTTTTTGATGGTTTAGTTACATTTACCAATCTTAATAACGAGCTTTCTGATATTTCCAACCAAAGCAACATTACCCGAATTGATGGCGGGTATATTCAGACTGGAATCATTGACTTAGGCAATGAGTCTGGAATGGCAGTAAGACAAGGCAAAACGGGCTACACCAGCACAGCGACAGGCTTCTGGCTGGGCAATGACGGCGGCACGCCTAAATTTAATATCGGCACATCTGCTAAGTTTCTCCGTTTTGACGGGTCTACCTTAGAGACCAAAGAAATAGTCATAAAAGATAGCTCAGGCAATGTGGTATTTGACGCCGATGAGGTTGATGGCACCTATATCAAGACCTTGAGCGTTGATACAGTAAAAATCGCAGATAATGCGGTCACAATACCGGAGGGCGTTGATGCTTCGCATAACGGAAATATCGGCACTACCTTCACCGAATTAACTGCTAACGGGTCTTCGGCAAGGGTAACAATATCTTGGCCGTCTGGAGAAAGACCAGAGGCCGTTATCTGCGGTGCGTTTGCAGGCTTTAAGGGTGAGAACGTAGCAGGCACATCTGCCGCACAGGGAACCGGCCAAATCCGAATTAGAGCTACAGGAGGCGGCGGCTCAACTTTTCAAATAACGCCAACTGTAGGTAACTCCTTTTTGGCTGGATTTGGCGGGGACATTACAACCCTTGGGCAGTTTGCGCTAACAAGTCAAACCTCTCCGATGGAGTTTTATGTTGAGTGCAATATGTCTACAGCGGCGGCTACCAGAGAGGTTGAGGGCTGGGGCTTGTTTGTTCTGGGAGCCAAGAAATGAGCCAGAAGAAGGTCGTTTTTTATGATGCTGAGGGCAGGATAACGGGCCAAAGAAGCGGCGCTGTTGATAACGTCAACGCCAGTCTAGCCAGTTCCACTGCAACGTATGTTGATGTCACTGGTCTTGATCCTGTGAATGCTGAAACCCACTACGTTTCAAATGGGCAGGTTTTTGCTAAAGGCGAACAGCCGTCTGCTGGTCATGTCTTTAATTACGGAAATGCCGTGTGGGAGCTGGATATTCCATTTGCCAGACAAAACAAGTGGATCGAAATAAAGGCCGCTAGAACGGCGCAGGAGTTCGGCACGTTTGACTGGGGCGGTTACACTTTCCAATGTAATGAAGTGTCTCAGAGGCGCATACAGGGCGCCGTACAGCTATCTGCGATAGACGACACGCTGACCCTTGATTGGACGCTGGCAGATAACTCAGTTCAGACCTTCACGGCGGCAGATTACGTTCAGATCGGGCAAGCGTTAGCAGTCCATGTTAGTCAATGCCATGAGCGTGGTAGAATACTACGTTTAGAAATCGAAGCCGCGACTACTCTTGAGGACTTGGAGGCCATTGTCTGGTGACTACCATTTATTTAGTACAGGGCGACACAGGGCCGCAGATCAAAGTGGCCGTTACCCGTGAGGACACAGGCGTTGCCGTCAATGTTAGTGGCGGTTCAGCGTCTCTAAAAGTTAGGAAAAAAGGCTCTGAAACGGTAGCGTTTACTCTGTCAGCCTCAGATATTGGGGACAACCTAGAGGACGGTTTGCTGTATTTTTCACTCGACGGAGGCCAGTTAGCAACCATTGCGGCAGGCAATTATGAGGGCGAGGTAGAGCTAACTTTATCAGACGCTACGGTTGAAACGGTATTTGAGAAGATCGATATAGTTATCCGCGAGGATTTCTAATGCCAATTAGGGGCAAGATCACAAGCCTTCGGGCCATTGCTGATGTTGTTAGCCAAAGAGCCAAGGCTAGCATTACCTCTTTACGCCCCATTATTTCAGATATTGGTACGGGCTACTTTTTAAAGATAAAGACCCTGCTCAACTTTGCAGGCGTTACTGATGCCGAAACCAAGGCCATAGGTAAAAGCCTAAACGACAGCCTAGGAGCAACAGATGTAACAACCAAAGGCTCAGGCAAAAACACTGCGGATTCAGGCGTTACCACCGACTTGCAAACTAGCAGTGTGGGCAAAAACCCCAGTGATTCTGCGGCCTTTGTGGATGAAATACAGAAAGCCTTTAGTCGGGCATTCTCTGAGGATTTGCCGGTCTCAGATGCTCATTCAGTGGCCTTCTCGCGGGGCTTTAGTGATAGCGCAGATGGCAGTGACCTAGCGGTTATCCATCTTGGCAAGGCTATAGCCGATGCGGCGGTATTTAATGATTCTAACGTGGTTGATTTCAACAAGTATCGAAATGACACAGTTGGGCTAACCGAAGCGCAACAATACGCAATTTCCAAGGCGCTCTCTGATACAATAACGGCAACAGATGACTCCAATGGAGCCGCTGTTGGAGACGATCAGGTCGCCAGATTCTTTAAGAATATCGGCAATGGGGCCGGTATTACTGATGACCAGACTAGCCAGGTTACAAAGGGCGCTTCCAGTTCGGCTAACTTTACTGAATCAGGCGTTCTTTATAAGCAAGATTATTGCGACATAAGCTACTTCTTAGAGGATTATGTCGGCGTATCACAAAACTTTTGAGGTGACACATGGAAGATAATTTAAAGTTAAAAGGCGATGTATTCATTACCGTCAAAGACAAGGACGGGAACATCAAGGAAGAGCGCAAGGAGGAGAACCTTGTGGTGTCTGCGGGTTTGAACTTCATCTGCTCAAGAATGAAGGACACGACTGACGGCGCTATGTCGCACATGGCCCTTGGCTCTGGCACGACTGCGGCGGCGGCTGGTGATACCGATCTGGAGTCGATTCTAGGCTCCCGTGAGGCGTTGGACAGCACGACCGTGTCTAGCAATACGGTCACCTATGTCGCCTCTTTTGAGGCCGGTGATGCCACTGGTGCGGTGACTGAGGCGGGTATCTTCAACGCTTCTACGGCTGGCACGATGCTTTGTCACGTAGTGTTCCCTGCCATCAACAAGCAGGCCGATGACACGATGTCCGTGACTTGGGTCATCACCCTGACTGCATCTTAATTTAGTAGGGGCTTACTCTTATGGCGATCACCACTCGCGAGACTACAGCGACAGGCGTAACCAATAAGGGTGCGCCCCTGACTAATGCCGAAGTCGATACTAACTTTATTGAGCTTCAGCAGGATAAGATTGAGCTTACTGATCTCTCTGTCACGACTAATGCGGCAGGATCGGCGGCACTTAGTTACGACAACCTGACGGGTTCTTTTAGCTATACGCCGCCTGATCTCAGTTCGTATCTGACTTCTGAAGTCAACGACCTAACGGTTTCTGTCACTTGGGCGAATGTTCCTGATGCGAACATCACTCAGTCTAGTGTGACGCAACATCAAGCCGCGTTAAGCATTACGGAATCGCAGATCAGCGACCTCCAAAGCTATCTCACGGCTGAAGTAAACGACCTGACCTCTGCGGTGACATGGGCTAACGTACCCGATGCCAATATTACGCAGTCGAGCGTAACCCAGCATCAAGGTGCTTTAAGCATTACAGAATCACAGATTAGTGATTTAGGTAGTTATATAGAGCTATCCAATCTTTCGGTTGGTGCAGAGGGCGATGCTACTGGCGATGGTTCTTTAGCGTATAACAACAGTACCGGAGTTTTTACCTATACACCGCCCGCAGATATTAGCGGAGCAGTCAAGTTCGCCGCGAAAGCTGGCGAGGCACTGACCAAGGGCGATGTTGTCTATGTCTCTGGTGTGTCCGGTAATAATCCTGTCGTATCAAAAGCCGATGCTAATAACGCCAGCAAGATGCCTGCTTTTGGTTTGGCGGAAGATAACGCCAGCAATAACGCATCAGTAAACGTTATCACGTTCGGCACTCTGTATGGCCTAGACACCTCTGGTTTTTCT